AGGAACCAACTCCAGAAAATAGTATGGAGATTGTGAAGGATATCGCTGAACAGCTAGAAGAATCACCTAATGGTGTTAGAATGATTCTTACAAAGGCAGGTGTATATGTGAGGAAAACTCCAGCACCTAGAAGTTCTAATGGCTCGGGAGGCGGTGGTAGAGTAAGTGTTGCTGATGCCCAATCTTCTTTAACAAGTGCTTTGAGTGATGCAGGTCAAGAAGTTGACCCTGCTATTATATCGAAGTTGACTGGTAAAGCAGCAAATTACTTTGCACAAATAGTAAATAACCTAAACAATTAGTTTAGTTTTGTTTCGCTAGGGTAGTTATACTGCCCTAGTTTTTTGCATCTACAAGTTATAACCATTAAGTTTACGATTCAAATTATCGTTTGTTAGATAAACTTGGAGGGATTATGACAAAAGATGATTTTAAAAGAAAAATAGATGATGCTGGCGATGCAGTCATCACTTATAAGAGTAAGAACTCGCGAAGATCAAAATACAATATTTGCACTCGTGATTTTACAACTCCGTATATCGCTAATAAAAGAAATAGAGCTAAAGAAGCTCACGATACAGTCTTACTATTTTGTTGGGATACTGACTCATATCGCTTATTAATGCCTAGGAACATCATTAGTATTGTTCCTCTTAATAGGATAATTAAAAATGATTGATTTAGTAAACACCCCAGCAATATATGAAAGAGTAGTTCAAGAGACCGACACCAAACAAATTAGATTAGTAATTAATACATTTAGAGGTGTTGAGTATATTTCATTACGAAAGTATTATTTAGATTTTGATGAAGAATGGTTGCCTTCAAAGGAAGGTATTACTATGCCTATAGATATTGATAATGTTAGAGAATTATTTGTAGGACTGGTCGAAGTCTTGTCACTAGCTGAAAGCAAAACTATTTTAGAGGAAGAATTTAAAGAAATTTTAGATAAAATTTACCTAAACTAAAAATAGTTCTTGACAGAACCTTAAAAACTTGTTATAATATATATTATGATTATAAAAGGAAGTATGAATTACGACTATAATGGTCGAAAAATCAAAAGGAAAAGAAGCAAAACGCGTTCGTCTAGTCGGCTCAGGACATCACCCTTTCAAGGTGGAAACACGGGTTCAAAGCCCGTACGCGTTACCAAGAAGGGGGCTGTAGCTCAGCAGGGAGAGCGTCGCACTTGCACTGCGAAGGTCGCAGATTCGATTTCTGTCAGCTCCACCAGTTCAGGTAAAGGAACTTTGCCTGATAATTCTTGGAAAGTAGAAATAAGTAAACAATACACAATTGCTCCTGCATATAACAAAGGAGCATATCAAGTAATTCCACGAAAAGAAGTGAAGGATATAGGAAAATAATATGGCACAACCACAACAACAACAAACTCTTCCCGACAAAAAGGAATTGGAAGAAAAAATAAAACAACAACAAGACCCAAGACACAATCAAGAATGAAACCAGTATTAAATAGAACAGAATCTAATGAAGCAAATACTATAAAACTGGCACGACCTGATTGGATAGACCAAGAACTAAGACCTATGAAATATCAAGGACAAGTAGTGCCTGGATACATGATTGCCGAAGATGGCTTAGTAATAAGTTTTAAAAGATATAAAGAGGGCAAGCCTCTAGAGTGGGTTGGAGCTGGAAATAAGGGTCTTAAATATCCCTCAGTCAGTATACAAGTTCCAGTCGATAATTTAAGACAAACAGAAGGTAGTGAGGTTAATGGCTACAACAATGCATATAGAAAAGGAAAGGTACATCAACTAGTGGCAGATACATGGGGCGATAAAATGCTAGATGAGCATGCATGCCCATTTGAACTAAAACCTTATTGGGACGACTTTCCTGAAGAAGTAAAAGAAAGACTTCAGGTATATTTTAATGTAGACCATATTGATGATGATAAATTAAATCCTCATATAGATAATTTAAGATATGTTTCACCAAGAACAAATCACCCTGGCAACAAAAAGCACGAAAAAAATAGTTCTTGACACAAGGTCAATTTTTTAGTATAATATATAAATGTTAGAAAATCTTATAAAGCGAGCCGCAATGGCGTATTATAACGGGAAGCCCATCATGTCAGATGAGGTCTTCGACCATCTAGCAAAAATAGTCAATGATGATAACATTGGTTACAAAAATCGTTCAGAAAGACGATACAAACATCTGTTTCCTTTGTTCTCCCTCCAAAAAGTGATACAGAATGTAGACACTCCTCCGAACTGGGGGAGTGTTGATTATTGCATGACTCCTAAATTAGATGGAGCTGCAATAAGTGTTTTATATGCTGGAGGAGAATGTGAAAAAGTTTTAACAAGAGGCGACGGTATAGAGGGAATTGATATTACTCATTTAGTAAAAGGTATATTAGTTCCACACCTAATACCAAGAAAAGATGTGATACAAATTAGTGGCGAAGTAGTAGCCCCTAAACACATTCCTAATGCACGAAACTATGCCGCAGGAGCATTGAATTTAAAAGACAAAGAGGAGTTTAAACTCAGAGAGTTAGACTTTATTGCTCATGGAGTGTCTCCATACTTAACAGATAATTATCTTGAAGATATGAGAGCAGTATCAGATATGGGCATTGAAACTTGTATAGATAGTGACTATGATATGTTCCCGAAAGACGGGTCTGTCTTTCGGATAATTCCAAACGAAGAGTTCGATAACTTAGGGTATACTAGCCATCACCCTAGAGGTGCTTACGCCATGAAAGTTCAAGAAAAAGGAGTGGTTACCACCCTTCTTGATGTTAAATGGCAAGTAGGTAAGTCAGGCGCAGTATCTCCAGTAGCAATACTAGAACCCGTAGATATCGAAGGAGCTACAGTATCAAGAGCAACTTTACATAACAAGTCAATAATAGAAGCACTCGATTTAAAGATTGGGTGTAAAGTAGAAGTTATAAGAGCAGGAAAAATAATACCTCAAGTAGTCAGGAAAGTAGAGGAGTGAAAATAAAAATAGGTAAATGGAAAGTCGATTGGAGACAACCCGACGAAAGGTCTATGATGATACATAAAGAAACCTCGTTTTCAATATTATCAGGACTATTAACCCAAGCTCCTATTTTATTCTTTACAACTTGGTTCATGCTTGATGTTTTAGAAATAACAAGTTCTTTTACAGTAACTTCTGCTAATATCTTTATAGTAAGCATTTTGTCATATATTCGAGTATTCTATACTCGTAAGTACTTTTCAAAAAGGTATGACGATTAATGGCAGGTGGTGTTTACAATCAAACTTACTTCAATAATCACCCTCACGAATGTGATAGAGAAGGAGTATTATATGGAGTAATCTTAGTAAATCAACGAACATACGAAAGAGAATGTATTAAAGTAGGGATAGCTAGTGGAAAGGACTGGCGTCATGTAATTAAACGAAGTAGAGGTTTCAAAGGGTACGATTTACGCATACAGCGGACTTATCATGATACCATTTACAACTGCTGGAAATACGAGCAGGAATTACACAAAAAGTTTGCACATGACAAATATAGTCCTGAACAGAAATTTGGAGGGCATACAGAGTGTTTCAAAATTTCGTCCCTTATTTTATCCCACTTTCCAAAAAATAATTCTTGACAAATGGTTATTCGTTTGATATAATAATATTATAAAAATGAAAGAGAGATAGAAATTGCAAGAAATAATTATACCTACACATTGTCCTTACTGTCAAACAGTATTGGACATAGTGAAAGACCAATTATTTTGTCGCAATGCCTCTTGCCCGGCTAGGTCTTCCAAAAGAGTAGAGCATTTTGCTAAGACTCTAAAGATAAAAGGACTCGGCCCTGCCTCTATTGAGAAGTTAGGATTAGAGGACATTTGGGATATTTATACTTTAACACAAGAAGAAATATCCCAATTACTTAATTCGGAAAGGCTTGGAGAGAAGTTGTTTGCTGAAATAGAAAAATCTAAATCAGCAGACCTAACTACACTCCTTCCAGCTTTTTCGATACCGCTGATAGGCTCAAGCGCATCTAATAAATTGACCAAACAGGTCTCGAGTATTTCAGAGATAACCTACACAAAGTGTATAGATAGTGGTCTTGGACCTAAAGCGGCGTCGAACCTAACTAACTTCCTAGAAGAAGAGTTCTATCCAATGGAATATAATGAACTTCCATTCTCATTTACTTGTGAGATACCTAAAGTCACCCACAGAATTAAAGGTGTGGTTTGTATAACAGGTAAACTTAAAAGCTATCCTACTAAGGCAGCAGCTGAAAAAGTTTTACAAAAGTATGGTTTTGAGACAAAGGCTAATCTCACAAAACAAGTAACGATTCTATTAAACGAAAGTGGTATAGAATCAGCAAAAACTAATAAAGCCCAAGAAATGGGTATAACAATATATAACAATATAAAAACTTTATTAAGGGAAAATTAAAATGGCATTACCAAAATGGACAGATGAAAGAACACAGCAACTAGTGGACTTCATCGGTGATTCAAGTCCTGTTTCACAGGCAATGGTTGCAGATGCTGCAGAAGAATTAGAAACTTCAACAAGAAGTGTCTCTTCTAAGCTAAGAAAGATGGGTTTTGATGTTGAATTAGCTTCAGCTTCCGCTTCTAAGTCTTTTTCAGACGAACAAGAAGCAACCCTTCAAAACTTTGTAGTAGACAATAGTGGTGTTTACACATATGCAGAAATCGCTCAAAACTTTGAGGGTGGAAACTTTTCTGCTAAGTCTATTCAAGGAAAAATTCTTTCTATGGAATTAACTGAGCATGTTAAACCAGCTCCTAAGCCAGAAAGTGTTAGAACTTACACTCCTGAAGAAGAGCAACAGTTTATATCTATGGTTAACGATGGCGCTTTCGTAGAAGCTATCGCTGACTCTCTAGGTAAAAGTGTTAACTCTATCAGAGGTAAAGCTCTTTCATTACTTAGAAGTGGTGACATTCCTGCTATTCCTAAGCAAGAACACACAAAAGGTTCAAGCAAAGCTGATGTCTTAGCTGACCTTGATATTTCTGACATGACTGTACAAGAAATTGCTGATAATATCGGTAAAACTGTAAGAGGTGTTAAAACAATGTTGACCAGAAGAGGTCTACAATGTGCTGATTACAATGGTGCAGCTAGAAAGGAAATAGGCTAACTAGCAATATTTAGCGGGGGAGTGCAACACTCCCCTTTTTTTGAGAGAGATATATGAATATTGCGAGTGCTTTACTTAAACAACTTATAGTTCACAAAGATTTAGATACTTGGTCACAGTTGAAAGAAGTTTATCTTCCAACAGAGTACCGAGGGATATTTAACATCTTGGAAAAGCACATAGACCAATATCAATCTCTCCCAACTTTTGAAGAACTAACATTTGAAGTTCGAGACAAAAGTGTACAAGAAAAACTCTCAGCAATTGAAACGATCGAAGTAGATGTCGAACCACATTTACTATTAGACTATTTAAAAAATGAATATACACAAGTAGAAATACTAGATAGTCTTGATAAGTATGTTGATAAAACAGTTACGATGGCAACTGCTGAAGAAAATATAGAACAACTACAAGAAATAGTTCTAGATGTAAGTGATAAAGTAGATGTAACACCACCTTCAGAGAGTATGCAAACGATTACTCTTTTTGAAGATGATGAACAACGAGCAAAGTATTTACCTCTAGGACTCAACACAGAATATGACGCAACTGTCAAATTCTCACCTAAAGATTTAGTGCTTGTGGGCGGCAGACGAGGTTCAGGTAAATCCCTAACATCTTGTAACCTAGCTGTTAATGTATATGATTCTGGAAGAAGTGCATTATATTTTACAATAGAAATGGACAGTCGTTCTATGCTTCAAAGAATGTGTGCCATCTCTACAAGAGTTCCTTTTACTAATATTCGTGATAAAAACATGAATACAGAAGAATGGAATCTTGTAGCAGGTTGGTGGGCAGGAAGATTTGAAGGTGGACACGAATTACTAAAAGAATACGAAGTTAATAGAGATTTTGACGAGTTTCATAGAAAACTTGTCAAAAGAGAACTGAATAAGGATAAACAAATTGATGTCGTGTATGACTCAGCTCTCACTCTCTCAAAAATTCAAAGCGAACTCGATAAGAGAGTTAGTCGTACTGATATCGGCATAGTCATTGTAGACTATGTTAACCAAGTTCGCCGCCACAATGCGCCAGGAAGAAATAGTCAATATGACTGGCAAGAACAAATAGAAATAAGTAAAAAATTAAAGTCTTTTGCACAGGACTATGAAACACTAGTATTTGCTCCGTATCAGACGGATAACACAGGAGAAGCTAGATTTGCAAAAGGTATATTAGATGCAGCAGATGCTGCTTACTCACTTGAAACATGGGAGCCAGGAGATAACTGTATGACTTTTAATTGTACTAAGATGAGAAACAATGAAGTCAAAGGGTTTACAAGTGAGATGGATTGGAAATCATTAAAGATTGGTCCAAACTCAGCTATTACTCCAGCTGAAAAAGAAAAAATGAGAAAAGAAATGTCGATTGGCTCCGAAGATGAAGATTCACAGGATATTATATGATACTATACACAGAAAAACAATTAGAAGAAGCATGGATATTACATTGCTCAGATATAATCTTATACAATTCAAATTCAAAGTTTAAATTAGAAGTACCTAGTTTAGAACAATTTAGACCAGTATATGAAGAAGCATTGGAGGAAATTTATCATGGCGAGCGATAGACTAAGTAAAGAGGCGGCTGAGCTAGTAGCAATTCCACCTTTTGAAGAACAATGGACAGACACAGATTTTTTATTGGCACAACCAAAAGTAAAAGAAAATATACAGAATGTGCCTGTAAATCAACCACTAATGGAAAGTATTTTAGAAAATGATATGTTAAATCCACTATTAGTAATGAATAACTATTGGCCTATAGCGGGGTCTCAACGACTTCGTGCAGTATACGAAATTAACAAAACAAAGAGAATATCTTGGGAAGTTAAAATACACAGATTTGAAGAAGATTGGTGGAATATGTACTACCTATGGCCTGAGAAAGAATTTGTAAACAAGGCGGTAGCAGTTTGGTTTCAGATGGTAGAGCTTGCATGGAAAAGTAAATATTATACAAGAGAAACAGATGGCAAAACAAAAATGACAGAATTTGAAGAATTAGGAGATAAATTACAGGGGTGGAAACATAAACAATTATGAACAAATGACAGAAAAGATTAAAGTAGATAAAGAAGTTCGAGTTATGTCAAAAGAGTGGCGAGGAACACTTGAAGAACTAATGGAACTCTATGGAAAGCTAAACAAAGCTATGAAAGAGAATAAAGGTATTGGCATATCTGCAATACAGATTGGCATACCTGTAAGAGTATTTCTTGCAGGAGACCCGCCCGAACTTTTTATTAATCCAAAAATAATACAACGCAGTTCTTACATGAAGAATGGGTGGGAAGGGTGTTTGAGTTGCCCAGGTGCCCATGTAAAAGTAAAGCGCTCACATAGTATAACCATATCATATCAAACGACAATAGATACATCAGGTGACCTAGCAGTAATAAAACGAAAGTTCACAGGCTACGACGCAAGAGTTATACAACATGAATTCGATCACCTGAATGGAATATTAATTAAAGACAGAGGAAAAGTATATCAAGAATGACAACATTAGTAGCACAAGGAAAAAAATATAGAATATTTCATGAAAAAATATTAGGGATAATCCCTTACTATATATTAGAAGATAGTAGTAAAGCAGTACAAAAGCAAGGTACTTGGATAGGTGTAGAATTTCATGAGTATTATTTTAAATCGCTAAAAGAGATAAAGGAGATAGCAGAAAAATTATGACAGTAGAAGAATTATTAATAGAAGAAAAAATAAAATTTAAACAGTCTCCCGCAGACTTTGTAGTTCATTGTCTAAACCCAGAGCATGACGACACTAATCCAAGTATGAGAATAGACAAAATTACAGGAATATATAATTGTTTTTCTTGCGGGTTCAAAGGAAACATATTTAAATTATTTGATAAACCAAGTAATTATTTAGACATAAAAAGAGAAAAAGTAAGACAAAGAATAGAAGAAAAAAGGTCAGCTACAGTAGGACTTAAAATGCCTACAGATATAATGCCGTATGTTGGGAATGAGAGAGGAATCAAACCTGATACATATAAAAAGTTTGAGGCATTTATGTCAAGTAGAAGTCCTTTTAATGACAGAATTGTGTTCCCGATAAGGGACATTACAGGTAGAATCGTTGCCTTTCAAGGTAGACTTCGAATGAACTCACATATTAAAGATCAACCGAAGTATATCTTTTATCCTCCTAAAGCGATTTTGCCCTTATATCCCACCAGAGTAACTCCTATTAAGAGTAGAGTTATTTTGGTGGAGGGCATTTATGATGTAGTAAATCTACACGACAAAGGCCTAACAAACTCCTTATGTATGTTTGGAGTAAACAACATGAACGAACAAAAACTTCAACTCCTAAAAATGACTGGAGTTGACCAAGTAGATATAATATTAGACCCAGATGAGGCAGGTCAAAAAGCAGCCGAAAAGACACAAGAACTATGTGAGAATGTAGGACTAAAACATTATAATATTAGATTACCTGCTGAGTATGGTGACCCAGGTGACTTGACAGAAAGTATGGTAATAAAATTAAAAGAAAAGTTATATGGCTAATGATAAACAATGGCAGGATATTTCTGACGAGTGGGTAAAAACTATGACGGAATCAAAAGAGAACAAAGAACTCTATCAGGAATATATCCGTAAAACTGATTACCCGCTTTCATATCGGGAGTGGTTAAAACAAAGAAAAAATAATTCTTGACAAAAGGTCAAAAATAGAGTATAATATATATTATGAGAATAGCATTAATAGAAAGTAAACCAAGCAGAAATAAATTTTTTGAGTTGTTTCAAAACAAATTCAACTTTGAATCATTTGTTCTCTGCTCCAATCCACAAGTAAAAAAAGTATTAAAACGAGATGTGGATATTCAATTTAACGCAGATGATTATGACTGGGTAATATTGGTTGGTTCTGAGCCACTAAAGTACTATACAAAAGCTACTTCCATTACTGAGTATAGTGGTAGAATAGTTGAAGACAAGTTTTTACCTGTCATCAACCCTGCTATGTTAGCATTTAAACCTGAAGCCAAGAAAACTTGGGAAGAGTCAAGAGATAACATAGTAAAATATATTCATGGAGAGCTGAAACAAGAAACACTATCAAAAGACGAAATATTCGGTATCACAGACAGTAAAGATTTATATGTATTCTTAGATGATGCATTGAATCACGATAATGATTTTATCGCACTTGACTCCGAAACAACTAGTCTTTATCCTCGTGATGGACATATGATAGGTATAAGTTTATCCTATAAAAAGAATCATGGAGCATATATTAGTACAGATTGCATAGACGAGAAAGCAGAAAAATTACTTCAACAATTATTTGATAAAAAGAAAGTTGTATTTCACAATAGTAAGTTTGATATTGCTTTCTTCAAGTTTCATTTTGGATTTAACTTTCCAAGATTTGAAGACACTATGTTAATGCATTACACATTAAACGAACAGCCAGGAACTCATGGTTTAAAACAATTAGCCTTAAAGTTCACTCCTTTTGGAGATTATGAAAAACCAATGTATGATTGGATTGAGGATTTTCGTAAGCGTAATGGTTTACTAAAAGATGATTTCTCATGGGATATGATTCCTTTTGATATAATGAAAGACTACGCTGCTTATGATGCAGTTTGTACTTTCTTAATATATCAAGAGTTTTTACCTTATATGCAGAAAAACAAAAAGTTAGGAAATGTATATTATAACATACTACTTCCTGCGACTGAGTTTCTTCTTGATGTAGAGAGTAATGGTGTACCTTTTGATAAGGACAGACTAATGAAATCAACGGTGCTGATGCAGGAAGAAATAGATAAAGCAGTAGCAGACCTCTATAACTATAAAGAAGTAGAAATGTTTGAAAAACAACAAGGTAAAGACTTTAATCCGAATAGCACAGTACAACTTCGTAGCTTACTTTTTGATTTTATTGGATTAAAACCAACAGGTAAGAAAACAGGAACAGGTGCAGACTCAACTGATGCAGAAGTGTTAGGTAAGTTAGCAGAAGAACATGCTGTTCCCCAACTCATTTTAGACATACGACAGAAAGTAAAAATTAAAAATACTTATTTAGATAAGATATTACCTGCACTTGATCGTGATGAAAGACTCCGTACTGGTTTCAATCTACATGGTACTACATCAGGTAGACTTTCCTCTAGTGGTAAAATGAATATGCAACAGATACCTCGTGACAATCCTATTGTTAAAGGGTGTATTCGTGCCAAAGAAGGCAAGAAAATAGTTGCTATGGACTTAACAACAGCAGAAGTGTATTGTGCTGCGGTGCTTGCTGAGGATACAGCACTTCAACAAGTATTCAAAGATGGAGGTAACTTCCACAGTAATATTGCTAAGCTAGTATTTAATCTACCGTGTGAAGTAGATGATGTAGCAAAGTATTACTCTACAGAAAGACAAATGGCAAAAGCTGTAACATTCGGAATAATGTATGGAGCTGGCCCTAAGAAAATAAGCGAACAAGTAACAAAAGATAGTGGCAAATATTTTAGCACAAGCGAAGCTAAAGAAGTAATCGAAGATTATTTTAGACAGTTTCATAAATTAAAGAAGTGGTTAGATGATTGCAAAAAACTCATTGAGAAACAAGCATACATTTACTCTTTCTTTGGTAGAAAAAGACGACTAACAAACGTTAAGTCAACTGACCGAGCCATTGCTGCGCATGAAGTTCGTTCAGGAATCAACTCTTTAGTACAATCTGTAGCTTCAGATGTAAACTTACTGGGAGCTATAGACGCAAATAAAGAAGTAGATAGTTCTAAAGCTAAAATATTTGCTCTTGTTCATGACTCTATTCTTGCAGAAGTAGATGAATCATATGTTGATGAATACTGTGAAATATTAAAAAGAAATGTTCAAAGAGATAGAGGACTTTCTATATCAGGTTGCCCGATTGGGTGTGACTTTGATATAGGCGAAGATTACTCTTTTGGTAAGTTTAAGGAAAAATATGAAACTACTGCTACTAATAGTAATTATATTAGCTAGTTGTTCAACTATGCAACCGTTTGAAGATTGTGAAAGAACTTTTCACGGTCATTGTGTTGCACCAGAGGATTGTCCTGATTGTGAACTTGTATGAAGTTAGAGGACATTATATTCCCAGTTTATGTACTTCATTCTGATGAAGTAGAAATCAAAGATGGTTTACTATATTGCGACACGCAGATAGTAGATGATAAAAATATGAAAGGTAAAAGTCTTGGAATACGAAGACTACAAAGCCCTCATAAATCACTATACCCACTACGATATATGATAAAAGACTTTCGGAGTTTAAATAAACATGGCGGTAAGTTTTTTATTGATACTAGAGGGAAGTTCTTTAGATATATAAAAACAACAAAAATGGATATAAAATATAAAAAAGTATCCAAAGTAGAGAAGAAAGACATTATTACTTTGATTTGGGTAGAGGATATTCCTTTTCCTTTTGAAGAAGTAAGACCCAATAACTCTGCATATGTCGGAGTTGCTTACATTAATAAAAGACCTTCTTTTATTTATGAATTTTCTAGTAAGAAAAAGAAAGACACATGGAGAAAAATATGAGTAGAAATAAATTTGATTATTACCCTACACCAGAATGGTGTTATGAAAAATTACCAGTTGATTGGAGTCAGTTTAACTCTGCTCTTGAACCAGGTTCTGGAGATGGTAGAATAGTAAATTTCTTAGAAAATAAAGGAATAGAAACAGACTGGTGTGAAATACAAAAGGACAAAGACTTTTTTAAACATGAAGGAGAGTATGATTTAGTTATTACTAATCCTCCGTTTAGTTTAGCACAAGAATTTATAGAACACTCAATGACAATGGCACCAACAGTTATAATGTTATTGAGAATTAATTTTCTTGGCGCACAAGCTAGATATGATTTTTGGCAGATGTATCCGCCAGACGGTCTAGTAATATTAAGTAAAAGACCTTCCTTTACAGGAAAAGGAACAGACTCAATAGACTATGCATGGTTTATTTGGAGCGACATAAAAGATTTACACGGATTAAAGTGGATTAAATGAAAGCTGTCTTAAGTAATAGAATTTTCATGGAAGTAAGTGCTAGTATGCAATCTAAACTTGATGAAGAACTAACTTATTCTATACCACCAAGAAATCCATTAGACCCGCCTTTCATCATAAAGAATATGGGCATAGTTAGAAAGGGTTTAGTTACCCTACCTAGCGGAAGAACGGATTTAATACCAGAAGACTACGAAATAGTTGATAAACGAAAGTTATCATCAATAGAACCTTTTGATTTTAAGTTTACTTTACGACCATCACAACAGTCGGTATATGATGATGTTAGTGATAGTTGTATAATTAATGCTTGGGTCAGTTGGGGAAAGACATTTACTGCGTTAGCTATCGCAAATAAACTTCAACAGAAAACATTGATAGTAACACATACAATATCGTTACGGTCGCAGTGGGAAAAAGAAGTACAAAAAGTCTTCGGAATTACGCCTGGTATCATAGGTAGTGGAAGATATGAAATAGACGCACCAATTGTCATCGGAAATGTTCAAACTCTATATCGTAGAATGAAAGATATAGAAAATGTTTTTGGTACACTTATTCTCGATGAAATGCACCATGTGTCCAGTCCTACATTTACTAGGATTGTAGATGCAAGTAAAGCAAGGTATAAAATAGGCCTTACAGGCACAATGGAGAGAAAAGATGGTAGGCATGTAATATTTCGAGATTATTTCAATACAAATGTTTATAAACCACCAAAAGAGAATTACCTCGTTCCAATGATAAATATTCTAAAATCAGGAATACGATTTCCTGATGGGGCTAACACTCCCTGGGCTTCTAGAATTAACGCTATTGCATACAACTGGGAGTACCAAAATATGATAGCTGTTCTATCTGCACGCTATGCTGCATTAGGACACAAAGTATTAGTGGTATCTGATAGAGTAGATTTTCTAAAACAATGTCATAGACTTGTTGGAGATAACTCTATATGTGTTACTGGAGAGATACCACACGAACAAAGACCTGCTATGATTAAACAAATATTCAATGACAAAGATATACTTTTTGGAACTCAAAGTATTTTTTCCGAGGGTTTATCTTTAGACTGTTTGAGTTGTTTAGTTCTAGCTACTCCAGTAAATAATGAGCCCCTTCTTACACAGCTTATTGGTCGTATAATAAGAATATATGAGGACAAACCTCAACCGATAATCGTTGATATTCACTTAGAGGGTAAAACTGCAAGACGACAGGCAAATGCGAGAATGGGTTACTACATGAAACAAGGCTATGAAGTTGAGACTATTTAACATTCGAAAAATACTTCTTGACAGATGCTCAATTTTTTGATATAATGATATTCTATGATTGGAAAAAGATAAGGAATGAAACTAACGGAAAAGTTGGTGACATTATAGCAGTCCTATATATTTTAACTTATAGGAAAGAACCCCCAATAAATAGAAAGGATAGACGGTTTAAGTATTGGACTAAAAGTTTTCATGGAGATAGCTTTCTAGTCAATCCTAAGCCTTTATTTATTCAAAGAAATAGATATTCAGATGTTGAGATTGCGCAGTATGCTGGTATCGCTTCATTGCGTAATTATTTTGATTATCAAAGTAAAAAAGATACTACATTAGACTTGCTACACTATACTGGTGGGCAGGAAATTTTAAAAAGAAATAGATTACTACGAGTAGAGAATGACAGAATACATTTTTTATTTGAAGAAATCACAACAGGAGAAATAAAATGGCACTAACATTTAATAAATTAAAAGGTGAAGCCCAAAAAGGGAAAATCGAAAGCTACACTTATGTAGACGGAGATAATAAAGTCAGAATGGTCGGAGATGTATGCGCAAGATATGTCTATTGGCTAAAAGGCGAAAACGATAAGAATGTTCCTTTTGAATGTTTATCATTTGATAGACAGAAAGAAGCATTTACTAACATTGAAAAAGACTGGGTAAGAGAATACTACCCAGACATGAAATGTACATGGTCATATGCTATACAATGTATACATGATGGCAAAGTTAAAGTATTAAACCTCAAGAAGAAATTACTTGAGCAAATCTTGGTCGCAGCTGAAGACCTAGGTGACCCAGCAGATGTAGAATCAGGTTGGGACCTTTGCTTTAAAAGAGTAAAGACAGGGCCAATGGCTTATAATGTTGAGTATCAACTACAAGCCTTAAAATGTAAACCTAGAGCTTTAGATGAATCAGAACTCGAACTAATCAAAGACCTCAAGTCTATGGACGAAGTTCTTGCTAGACCAACTCCAGATGCACAAAAAGAATTACTAGACAGAATCAGAAGTGGTTCTGAAAATTCTGATGCAGATGAAGAAATTAACGAAGAATTTGACCTTAAATCATGATTGGTATAGGGGAAAAATTCCCAGAGTTTGAACTAAACGGTGTAAGTGGCTATGCTCCTAACGGAGCAGAAGGCCCAGACCACGACTTCGTTTCAGTCAAAAGTTGGCAGCTACAAGATTGGTCGGTAATCTACTTTTACCCCAAAGATTTTACATTCATTTGTCCTACGGAAATCGTGGGCATGGATATTCTACGCGAAGAAACAGATGAAGTATTTGGTATAAGTGGAGATAATGAATATTGTAAGTGGGCATGGAGAACCGAAGATGAACACAGTGAAATGTATTCAGTTGGCCACCCATTATTAGCAGATTGTGGACTCAAACTAGCTTCTGAACTAGGAATAGTAAAAGAAGATGAAGGAGTCTGTTATCGAGCAACTTATATTCTTGACCCAGAAGGTATAATACAATATGTATCAGTCAATGAACTTGATACAGGAAGAAATGCAAAAGAAGTTCTTAGGACTTTACAAGCATTGAAAGCTGGTGGTCGTACAGGCTGCGAGTGGAACCCAGGAGAAGAGTTACTATAATGATTTTATTTACTGCCGATTGGCACATTAAACTAGGACAGAAGAATGTACCTGTGCCTTGGGCATGTACAAGATATAAATTATTTTTTGAGCAACTAGAAAATATCGTATTAGAAAACGATGTTAGCCTACATATCATTGGAGGGGACTTGTTTGACCGAGTCCCTTCAATGGACGAACTAACTCTCTACTTTGACTTTGTAAAAAAGGTTAAGTGTAAGACAATTATTTTTGATGGTAATCA